TTCGTACCTAACCATATTGCAGATGACTTCTTTAGTTCAGTATATCCTACTATTTCATCTGGTACATCTACTAAAATTATAATTGTATCAACGCCAAAAGGTATGAATCATTTCTACAGAATGTGGCACGATGCAGAGAATGGTGAGAGTGATTATGTTCCTACTGCTGTTCATTGGTCAGAAGTCCCTAACAGAGATGCTGCATGGAGAGAACAAACAATTAAGAACACATCAGAACAACAGTTTAAGGTTGAGTTTGAGTGTGAGTTCTTAGGATCTGTTGATACTCTTATTAGTCCAGCAAAACTTAGAGCATTAGTATATGAGAAACCATTAACATCAAATAGTGGATTGGATATCTATGCAGCACCAGAGGAAAATCATGATTACTTATGTACAGTTGACGTTGCTCGTGGTGTAGGAGAAGATTATTCTGCCTTTGTGATAATAGACATTACAGAATTTCCACATCAAGTAGTTGCAAAGTATAGGAATAATACTATTAAACCAATGCTATTTCCAAATATAATATATGAAACAGTAAGGGGTTATAATAATGCCTTTGTATTATGTGAGGTAAATGATGTAGGAGATCAGGTAGCTGCTATTCTAAACTTTGATTTGGAGTATATTAACCTTCTTATGTGTTCTATGAGAGGTAGAGCAGGTCAGATTGTAGGACAAGGATTCTCTGGCAATAAGACACAGTTAGGTGTAAAGATGTCCAAGACGGTGAAGAAGATTGGATCATTGAATTTAAAGCAAGTAGTAGAAGCAGATAAAGTACTATTCAAAGATTTGGATATTATTTCAGAATTAACCACCTTTATACAAAAGAGTAATTCATTTGAAGCAGAGGATGGGTGCAATGATGACCTTGCTATGTGTATGGTAATTTATGCGTGGTTGGTACAGCAAGATTACTTTAAAGAACTTACAGATCAAGATGTAAGAAAGAAATTATATGAGGATCAAAGAGATCAAATTGAACAGGATATGGCACCCTTTGGTTTTATGTCTGATGGTGTAACTGAAGAGGTTTCCTTTGTAGACCCAGAGGGAGACAGGTGGTATGCTGATGAGTATGGAGATAGATCATATATGTGGGAGTACATGTAAAATTGCATGTAAGAGTATCTAATTTATAAATAAATTTAGATAATCAATGCCTTTAGAGGGAAAAAGATGACGCTAAACTTAGTTTCACCTGGCGTTAAAGTAAGGGAAGTCGATTTAACACAAGGTAGGATTGATGGTATCAGTGAACAGGTTGGTGCATTTGCTGGCCCATTTGAAAGAGGTCCAGTCAACACTCCTGTGCTAATCGAAACCGAGCAAGATTTACTTGCTACTTTTGGAAAGCCACAACCAACAAACTCACAGTACGAATACTGGATGAGTGCTACAAACTATCTCTCTTATGGGGGTGTGTTACAAGTAGTTAGAACGGATAATTCTAATTTAAACAATGCAAATGCAGGAGTTTCTGCTACTTCTGTTACTGCAAAAATAGAATCCTATGAGGATTTTATAAACAATCATCAAACAGATTCTAGCTGGTATTATGCAGCAAAGGATCCAGGTAGATGGGCAAATAATTTAAAAGTTTGCGTTATTGACTCATTTGCAGACCAAACAATTACTGGTTTAACAACAACTTCAGTTATTGTGGGTGCTGCTTTAACTCAAACATTAGCAGGTAGAGATTATTCTGGTGCAGGTTCAACTGCTACTCACAGTGGAGGATTCTTAAGAGGAATCATTACTGGTATTGGTGTTGGTGAAGTTTATGTTAAGAGTGTAGATCATGTAAGTGTTGGAGGAACATCAACTCCAGTTGTTTATGCTCAAGGAGGAGATACTGCATTTATTAATGCAACTTCAACTACGACTACAGAGACAACAACAACTAGCACAGGAATTGCTACAGTTAATGGTACAATTAATGAGGCAGTTGACGCTTCAATAAGTGGAATCGTTACTACAGGTATTGCACTTGGAGATATTGTTACTGCACCAAATACTGCAACTTCTGTAGTTTCTGCTGGAACAACAGTTATTGCTATTGCTGCTAGTACAATTTTCGTTGACAAAGCAATTACTGGTATAGGTACAACTGCATATACTTTCACTAGAACAAGTACTGCAAGTACAGACACAACAACAAATGCATATACACTTCATACTGTAGGTGTAGATGGTGTTGTAGATTCTACTCATACAACTTCAGAGCAAAAAGATTGGTTTGCTGGTCAGAAGATGTTGAACTCTGACCCAACTACTGGTGGTACTGATAATAGTACAGTTTACTGGAAATCAGTAGTAACTCCTCCAGGAACATCAGAGTATGCTTCACAAAGAAATGGAAAGAACGATGAATTCCACGTCGTTGTTGTTGATGACACTGGAGATGTAACAGGAGTTCCTGGTAATATTGTAGAGAAATACACTGGGTTATCTAAGGCAAAAGATGCTAAAGTTTCTCCATCAGAAAATATCTACTGGAAAGACGCTATTGCACAAAAGTCTGAATATATTTACGGTGGACATGTTGGTACTGGTGTTACTGCTGGACTAACTGGTACTGCTGGTGGAAATGCTTGGACTCCAACAGGAGTAGGTAACTGGAACTCAAATGCACAAGGAGTTACATTCTCATCATTGGGTAATGTAACATACAAACTTAGTGGTGGTGAAAACTATTCTGCTAGTGGTGGATATGGTTGTACTTTGGGTGATGTTATTACTGGATACAGAAAGTTCAAGAATAAGACAGAGTATGATATTAACTTCTTGATTCAAGGTCCATCTGGTGGTTCTACAAGAGCTGAATCACAAGCAAAAGCAAAAGAATTGATTGCTATTGCTGAAGTAAGAAAGGACTGTATTGCTTGTGTTTCACCACACAGAGGAGATGTTGTAGATATAGCAGATTCTGATACTCAGACAGCTAATGTTATAGATTTCTATTCTCCAGTATCTTCATCATCATATGCCGTATTCGACTCTGGATACAAGTATGTTTATGATAGATGGAACAACCAATTTGTTTGGCTTGCATTAAACTCAGATACTGCAGGATTGATGGCAAGAACTTCAATCAATCAGTTCTCATGGTTCTCACCAGCAGGAACTGCTAGAGGTTCTATTAATAGTGCTATTAAGTTGGCATACAATCCATCTCAAGCACAAAGAGATCAAATTTATCCTAAGAGAATTAACCCAGTAGTAGTTGCTCCTGGTGCTGGAATTGTACTCTTCGGTGATAGAACTGGACTTGGTTACCAGTCTGCATTTGATCGAATCAATGTTCGTCGTCTGTTCCTTACAATTGAAGCAACAATTGAAAGAGCAGCAAATTCACAACTATTTGAATTTAACGATGACATTACAAGAACAAACTTCGTAAACATTGTTGAACCTTATCTTCGTGATATTAAGTCTAAGAGAGGAATTACCGATTTTAGAGTTATTTGCGACAACACAAATAACACTCCTGATATCATTGATTCAAATCAATTTAAGGCTGACATTTTTGTGAAACCATCTAGATCAATTAACTTCATCGGACTAACATTCGTTGCTACTCGCACTGGAATTAGTTTTGAAGAAGTCATTGGTAATGTTTAATTAAAAAAGAGGTTTACTAAAAATGGCAACTACTTCAAAAAATCAGATTCCAGTCAATCAAAGAACCATTGATTTCTTCAAAGGTAAGTTTGTTGGTGGAGGTGCTAGACCAAATCTATTTGAATGTATTATTAACATACCAGAAGGTCCAAAATCTGGAGAAGAAGGTGTTGATGATAAAATGAGATTTATGATAAAAGCTACATCATTACCTGCATCTAATGTAAATACAATTCCCATTCCTTTTAGAGGAAGGGAATTCAAAATTGCTGGAGACAGAAGTTTTGAACCTTGGACTGTTACTGTTCTCAATGACACTGATTTTTCAATCAGAAGATCGTTTGAGAGATGGATGAATATCCTTAACAAACATGAGGATAATGCTGATAACACCAGCATTATCC